TAGGTGCAGAGTGGCTAACATGCTACGATGCAGGCTTGGTCGAGCAGTACGAGGCGTGTGGCTTTGAGGTTCAGAGCAAGACGCCGTTTAATCCTGCCTTTGCTCCGGCTGACTGGCCGGGGTTCCACTATCCTGATTTCGTCGTGATGCGCCGCTAGGCTTATCCTTCGTATAAGGAATAACGACAGCGCTTTCCAGATTGGATGAAGGAAACAACACAGGCTGTCACCATTGTTGCAACAAATGAAAGGAACTACTCATGAACAACATTTCTCGCACCCTCGCTCTCGTTACCATGGCTGGCGTCGCTCGTTCGACTGATGATGACCTGCTCGGTGATCTCGGCCTCGAAGACAACGCAACGGCACCGACCGCAGACGCTGCTGCACCGGCTGCCGACGCCGCTGCCAAGACGGAACGTGAAGAAGTCAAGATCGGTGAACTGGAAGCCGTCAGCTTCGACGCCATTCCTCCGCAGCGCCGTGGTGGCGGTGCCTCTGGCTCCAAGTACAAGTTCGAAACCATCGCAGCACCTGTTGCCAAGGATGGCGGCGGCTACTCGTACTCTGGTACGCTGGTTCGTCTGGTCGAAGGCGAAGACGCCGACAAGCTCAAGCGCTCGGTCCAGTCTGCAACGACGCAGGCCAATGCCAAGGCCAAGGAAGATGGTGCAGTTGAACGCTTCATCACCCGCCAGCACGTCGAGAAGGGCGAATTCGCTGGCGTCTACATCATCCGCGTCGATGGTACGCAGGACGTGGAAGAAGCTGCCGAGTAATCGGTACAGGACTAAAACATGGGAGGGCTTCGGCTCTCCCATTGTTGCTCATATGGGACAGGCTACATGTGCCCTAATAGGGTAGTGTGAGGTAGCTCCTACGTTTAACCGGTTTCCGCTCTGGCGTTAGCCTGTACCATATGTGCAACCAAAGGAGATTAACAGTGGCACTTAACAAGAATCAGGAAACTTACGTCCGTCAGGCTGCTCGTGCAGAGGGCTTGAACGAGGCGTTCTGCCTTGCCATCGTGGACAAGGAGAGTGCAGGCAAAGTCCTGTACGCCGTGAATGGCAACCAATACCCGGCTATCCGGTTCGAGGGACACATCTTCTACCAGCGTCTGTCTGGCAAGGAGCGTGATGAGGCTGTAAAGCAGGGTCTGGCATCGCCCAAGACAGAGAGCAAGGGTGGTGTGAAGAACCCCGGCACCATGTCGGCGCGTTATGCACTGCTAAAACGTGCTGCTGCGATCAACCATGCTGCTGCATACGCATCGATCAGCACGGGCATCGGCCAGATCATGGGCTTCCACTTCAAGACCCTCGGCTATGGCTCGGCCTTTAACCTGTGGGTGGCGTCGTGCCGCTTCGAAGGGCAGGTCGACCAGATGCTTCGCTTCATCAAGGCGGATGCACGTCTGGTCAAGGCGGTCAACTCGCTGGCGTTCAAGGACTTCGCCCTGATCTACAACGGCAAGGCTGCCAAGTCCACGTACTGGACGGAGCTTGAGAAGTTCTACAAGGCGTGGGCAAGCAAGGCTGGTAATGTTGGTAGTGCATCGCTGCCGTCCAATGGCGAATGGTTCGACCGCATCAAGGCGCTCGGCTTCGGCAGTGTGATGGAGTTCCAGCAGGCACGGACCATCAAGGTCGATGGCATCATCGGCAAGATCACCCGCGAGAACGTCGAGGCGGCGGAGCAGGAAGCCAAAGAGCGCGCCAAAGAGCCGCTGGTTGCCGCAGGGAAGATCGCCGGTGCCGGTGTTGGTGTTGCGACGGCTGTTCTTACCGGGGAAAATCCGGACGTGCTGACGACCGCGCTGGACGCCGTTACGCCGGTCATCACGTTCCTCAAGGGGCTGGTGCCGTTCGGCGGGACCGTGGTGCTGGCTGGTGCTGGTGCAGTCGTAGCCTACGCAGGGTACAAGGCATACATCCACTGGAAGAAATAACTAAACAAGGGTAGGGCACAAGCTCTACCCTATTTCTTTGTCGAAGGAAGACGACATGACAACGCAGCTTCAACATGCAGATCGCATTCGTCATATGGTTGATTGGTTCATGCAGGACGTTACGCCTACAGGCCGTAACCCAAAGCTACAGAACTATCTGGAGGACGTGTGCGGGTTCGGTGTACTGGGTGTAGGGAACTTCTCTATCGTCATCAAGCACCCGGAGAACCCTGACCTTGTTATCAAGATCACAGTGGGCGACCTGACTGGTATGGGTTCCGATCATATGGATGATGGGTATCTGGACTATGTTATTGCGTGCATGCGTCAGCCTAAGTCAAAGTACCTGCCTGAGTTCCACGCTGCTGTTGTAGGAAAGAAGTGCGTTGTTATCGTTATGCGTAGATACCGGTCGGCATACGAGGCACGTCCGGGTGTAGACAGCACTGCACGTACGGCATTCCTCGATGGTACAGCCTTTGCATGCAAGTGCCAGTCTGTGCGTAACGTGCTAGACGCGCTTGGTCGTGCAAATGATCTGCATGAAGCCAACTACATGTACGCCCCTGACGAACACTGCTACGTCATTACAGACCCGTACTGCACCAAGCGCCGGGTATCTGTACCGGCTGAGCGGTTCATCGACAAGAAAGGTCATGTGGTCATTGACGTACAGGTTGCTCCGCCGATAGCTGACCTCTATCTACAGGAACTGCGGGACGCATTCTTGGTTCCACCAGAGTGGATGAATTTCCATGCGGTTAACCGGCATGTGCAGCGCGGACCGAACATGCAGCAGCTACCGAGAGATGCTCCTGCATTCCGCAAGGTCTTCGACAAAGAACGACAGAAATGGATGGTAGTCGATGATAAGCGAGCATTCGTGGATCGAACAGGCGGAGGCACTGCCGTTCGGCCACAAGAGGAAGATCAGGTGTTGCGGGAACGAGCCGAGCATGATCATCCAGCACAACCGGTTCGGGTTCAGGGCGCATTGCTTCCGGAACAAGGAGCACGGCGGGTTCAAACCGCACGGCCAGCTGAGCTTGAAAGCATTGGCGCAAAGGCAGTCAGACAGCTTGCAGATGAAGCAGCAAAGCTGGCGGGGTTTGCCCCCGGACTTCTCCTTGTCGATACCGCCTCCGAACATGCTATGGCTGCTGAAGTCCAGCATCAGCTACGACCTAGCCCGAGTGTACGGGATAGGGTACTCACCTTCCACAAACCGCGTGATCGTCCCAATCCATGGCATCGATGGGGAGTTGATCGCCTTTTTGGCTAGGGCGACTGATAACCAGAAGCCTAAGTACATAGCCAAGTACAAGTACGACGACATGGACGCGGTATTCACGTCGCTTATAAAGGAGAACTCACCATATGATCTCGTTGTTGCGGAAGATTGCCTCAGTGCCATCCGCATTGGTCGCTACAATACAGCGCGTAGCCTTCTCGGAACTTCCTCGGGACAAGGCAAGGTCATGTCACTGCTACAGGGCTTACCTAAAGTGCCACGAATTGCAGTGTGGCTTGACGGCGACAAAGCCGGGCGCAAAGGGCGGAACTCCCTAGCCCGGCAGCTTGAACTGCTTGGTGCAGAGGTCACGAAGATCACTACACCGAAAGACCCAAAGGCGTACACCAACGCCGAAATAGAAAGGATACTCCATGGCAATTGACGCCGTGTTGCTGAGGCTGATGCGTGAACGTAAGATGTTTGCGCAACTGTACTCGGCAATACCGGAAGAAACCCCGGTCATCGAGAAAGAGACACGAGCAGTGCTGCGCGACTTCGAGCGGTACTACAAGGCATATCCGAGCCACGACCATATCGACAAGGAGACGTTTGTTCCCCGGTTCATGCAGTGGCATCCTTCATTGAAGGACGAGCAGAAGCTGTACTACATGAAGCTGCTTGATGGTGTGTGGTCGAAGGAGGCAGACGAGGATCAGCGCACGAACATAATGTCGTGGCTGGCCGAGTTGGAAATGGCCACAAGCATGGCCAACCTCACCGAGACATTCAACAGTGGTGATCTTGACGAGGACTTCTACGCGAAGATCATCGAGATCACGGATCAGTACAAGAAGCGGGTGGACGTGCGGTTCGACCGCTGGATCGATGACCCGATCTTTGATCTGCTGCTCGAAGACTTGAACGACGATGGCGTGGCATGGCGGCTGAACTGCATGAACAAGCACAGCCGCAAGCTTCGCATGGGTGACTTCATCATTGTGGCCGGACGTCCTAACAAGGGCAAGACCTCGTTCTTGGCTTCGGAGAGTACGTTCTGGGCACCACAGCTACCGCCAGACAAGAACATCATCTGGCTCAATAACGAGGGGCCGGGGCGACGTATTGTCCCGACGCTGTATCGTGCTGCACTCGGCAAGACTATCCCGCAACTTGGCGAACTGGCGCGTGCTGGTTTGGCAGAGGCGGAATACTCGGACGTTGTAGGGCGGCGCGACCGCATCCGTGTGATTGATATCCATGGGTGGACCAACGGGATGGTTGAACGGGTGCTGGAAGACAGCAATCCCGGCCTGATCATCTACGACATGATCGACAACATCAAGGGCTTCGGTAATGCTGCCCGCACAGACCTCGGTCTGGAAATGATGTACCAGTGGGCGCGTGAGCGAAGCGTTAAATTCGATGCGATCGGAGTGGCTACGAGCCAGATCAGCAACGACGGTGACGGACTGATGTTCCCGACCATGGGCATGCTGAAAGACAGCAAGACTGGTAAGCAGGGTGCATGTGACATGCAGCTAATGATCGGCTCGTCTAACGATCCGACATACGCCAATGCACGTTTCATCGGCCTGCCCAAGAACAAGATGAGCCGTCCCGGTATACCGGAAGACCCTCGTCAGGAAGTCCACTTTAACCGTGATACCGCAAGGTTCACAGACGTTGCAGGTGAGTATTCACTCCATGAGCACGAAACCAACCAAGCCACGCAACAAGTCCACAGCGGTGACGCAGACGGAGTTGACGCGGTACTTTAAGGAGATCGCAGATGACAAGCTCGAAGGACGGCCACGTGCCGGTACAGGGATTGCTGGCAGAGCTAGCGAACCAGCATACACAGACACCAAAAGCAGTCGTGAAGCTGCAACCGCAACCCCTAGCACTCGACGGGAAGCAGTCATCGGTTCTGATGTCTGGTGGAACGTCAGCGCAGCGTGCGGCCTACCGGATGGGTCATCGCGATGATGCATGATAAAGATCATATCATCGAACGTCAACTGATCCTGCTCCGGGGTATGCCCGGTGCAGGCAAGTCCACCATGGCCAAATGGCTGGTGGATAACATGGGTCATCGCAACACCATGATCCATGTTGAGGGCGACCAGTGGCGTGGTTTCGGTGACGAGCGACAATATAACGGCGAGTTCAACCACAATGCACATGCCTATGCAATCGGTAAGACTGCGGACCTGCTGCGGTTCCACCATGCAAACGTGGTTGTATCTAATGTGTTCCCTACACGTGGGCACTTGAAGCCGTTCTTTGATATCGCCAAGGAACTGAATGCCCGCAAGGTCGCGCCGTTCTACAACATCAAGGTGACGGTTATGCACGTACAGGGTCCGCTGGGCCGGTCTGTGCAGTCGCCCAAGGGCAAGGGCTGCAATCGCAAGGCCAACATCGACGCCTACAAGTCGGTGTGGGAAGACTACAACGGAGAATTTGGATGAAGTTTGACGACAAGGACCTTCGCAAGAAGGAAGAAAAGCCGCTACGTGGCGGCAGACTGCATACGCCGGACGAGTTCCGTGAACGCCTCAAGGGCAAGCGGTTCCTGTTCACGGTGGCGCAGAACAATACCAAGCTTCATGAGAAGTTCTGGGCTACGCTCACCCGCATGGCGAAGAAGCGCAAGGCCAAGCTGTGCATCGCCAAGCTGAGCTACAACAAGAACGGCTGGCAGAAGATCACCACCGAGAGCGAAGGGTTGTGGTACGACGAACGTATCGAACCGTTCGTGATCACCGAGCAGGTGAAGGTGGCTGACGATCTGGTGTTCTGTGGCGACCTCGACCTGCTGCCGACCATGCAGTTCCCGCTCACAGGGCTGGACAACTACACCGGTATCAACTCGGCCATCGTTCCACACACCAAGATGCAGATGCAGTCGCTGGCAACCATGAAGGATGCCGACGCCAAGATGTTGTATACTACCGGTGCTGTGACGCTCCGCAACTACATCCAGCGCCGTGCTGGACAGATCGCAGAGTTCCATCACGTGTTCGGTGCGGTGTGGGTTGAGATTGACGACAAGGGCAAGTGGTTCGTGCGGCAGCTTAATGCTGACGAGAACGGTATCATCTACGACCTCGACCGTGTGTGGGGACCGACCTACGATGTACCGGCTACCGAGTTCGGTCGTCCGTTCATCAACCTTGGCGACATCCATATCGAGAAGTCAGACGACGACCAGATGACTGGTGCGCTGTCGATGCTCACGGAACTGAACCCTGAGAAGGTGTTCATCCACGATCTGCTGGACATGCGCAGTCGTAACCACCACAACCTCAAGGACAACCACTTCCTCGTGCAGCACCTCAACCACTCGGTTGAAGCGGATGTGACGAAGGCGGCTCTGTGGTTGCAGACAATGGCGCAAGCCTATCCCGAAACCACGTTCTATGTCATCCGGTCTAACCATGACGAGGCGCTTGGTCGATGGGTCAAGAATGGATCGGGCTTCCCTGATCCGGTTAACCTGCGGTACTGGCACGAGTTGAACGCTGCAATGCTGCGCTTTGCTGAACGCGGTGAGTCGCTGGACGTGTTCCAGTACGCACTGTATCTCACAGCGCCTGAGCTACCGACACTCCGTAATGTCCGCTTCGTACAGGAGGATGAAAGTGTCGTCTATCTCGGCATTGAATTTGGGATGCATGGTCATCTTGGGCCTAATGGTGCACGTGGCAACCCAAGAAACTTTCGCCAGTTGGGCCGTCGAGCGAACACGGGCCATACGCACAGCGCTGGCATCATTGACGGCATATATACTGCTGGTGTGCTTGGCTCCCTTGACATGGGCTACAACAAGGGACCTTCGTCTTGGTCTTGCAGCCATATCATTACGTATCCGAATGCGAAGCGTACGATTGTCACGCAACGCGGCAACCGCTGGAAGGCGTAAGTGAAATTCGTACTGATCGGGACGGTGGCGGTACTCATCGCTTGCGTCCTGATCACCATATGGGAACCTCCAAAACCATTAGGAGATAACAATGACATCTGGTAAAGACCGGCAGGCTAAGGCCGATGGTGGTAAGGGTGATCCCACCCTGCTGCAACGGGATTTCGCACCGGCCCTGTACTTGGTGCAACGTGCACTGGATTACGGCCTCATCAAGTATGAGCGTGGATCGTGGCGTAAGGTAGAGCATGAGCGGTGGGATGCCGCGCAGAGGCGTCACCAGCAGAAGCTAGACATGTTCGAAGGCAAGGACGACGAGAGCGACCTGCCGCACCGGGCGCATCAGATCGCCGGACTGATCATCATGTTCCAGCTTGAGGTCGAGAAGGCTGCAAAGGAAATGGGCAAGTCCGTTCTGGAAGTGGCAACCATCCTCGGCGAGTTCAAGCCTCCGCCGCAGGACCACAAGGCGGTGCACGAGGCTGTTGATGCAGCCATACCGAAGATGAAGACTTCTGGACGTAAGCGCTGGACGAATGTACGGGACGCGGAGGTAGGCGATTGGGTACGCGCCAAGTCGAACTACAGGTCGCCCGTGCACGAGAAGCACATCCTGTTTTCCGGTAAAGAGTACAAGGTGCTCGCGACCGGTCCGTGGTCCATCATGGCAAAAGACGAGCGAGGTACGCGGGTCTGGTTTGACAAGGCGTACTTCTATTGAGCGAACGCTCTGGTTTGCAGTTGCTGTGCGGGGCTATCCTCGCACTAGCAATTGTTATGATGTTATCTTCATGTCAGCACAGGGTGATAATGCCTAAGCCTGACGACAGTTGGTTATGGAAAGGTTACGATTATGTCGAACGCACCAATGGAACTCGCTAAGAATTTCGACGCGAAGCAGGCCAAGCACTTCTTGCCGGGCTATGCACAGATCAAGTACGACGGTATTCCTATCACGTTCATCCGGCGCGGTGACGAGGTTCTGGCCCTGAGCCGACAGAACGAGGACATGCTGTCTGTACCGCATATCAAGGAACAGATGTCCCACATCCTCAAGAAGGAAGGTGCATCTGTGACAATGGAATGCCTCGTTCCGGGCAAGTCGTTCAAGGACGCCGGTGGCATCATCCGCCGCCAGACACCAGACCTCGACACCAGCATGATCATCGGCGTGGTCTTCGATGCCAACATCATGGCACAGCCCAAGGACACGTACTACATCCGCATGTCTCAGTTCGAGAAAGCGATGGCTCCGATCAAGGAACTGTACGGGATCGCTGGCAAGAAGTGGAATGTGGCGTTCATCAAGAGCGTAAAGGTCGAGACACTGGAAGACGTCGAGCAGACGTGGGCACGGTTCTCGGAGGGCAAGCCCATTGAGGGCATGATGATACATGCGATGAACAAGGCGTTCCGCCCCGGCAAACGGTGTTGGGGCATGTGCAGGTACAAACCACAGCCGACGATTGACCTTGAGGTCGAGAGTTTCGAGGAAGCCATTTCGGAGGCCGGTGAGCCGCTTGGCATGGTCGGGCGAGTAAATGTTCGTCTGCGGCGCTCATGGCCGTCACCGCCTCCGCCTGCCCGAACCAAGCAGGATTTGGAGTGGGTTTCTGAGGGAACTGGATCATCCGTATATGTCGCGGTGGTCGGCGTCGGTCCCGGCAAGCTTACGCACACGGAACGTACAGACCTATGGAATATCTATACGCTTAAAGCACAGTCAACGGTAAGCCAGTGGCCTACCGGGGTGCTCTACGCAGAAATAAAGTTCATGCCTGATCCTGCATACGCTGCACTAAGGCAACCAACAATTCAACGTCTGCGGACGGACAAAACGGAGGGCGATGTACTTGTCTACTAAGAAATACGCACGTCACCTGTATAACTACAACATCAAGATCGAACCAGACCATCATCTGTATGATGCGGTATGCGTTGCGCTTGAGATGGCTGGCCTTATGGGCGGGTCCATTAGTGGCAGCATCCTGACCAATAACGCCACTGCACAGGACGTGGACGTGTTCGTCGGTGTCAGCGCGTTTACCAACTTCTTGAACAAGAAGGGGTTGTACATCGACGACACCGAGATCGTGTTCCGGGATGTTGTATACAGCCGTAAGCAGTGGGATGCCTGTGATCAGTATCAGGAGTCCAATAAGGACGATGCACTTGTGTGTACGTGGCGCGGAAGCCCGTTCAATGTGAACATCATCGTCGTCAACGACTTGTTCGTTGCTGCATTCGAGGCGTCACGTCTTGAAATGTTGCGCAGACCAGAACTGTATCAGGAGCGCGATTCACGGATCAAGCTGCACCATGACTTCCGCAACACCATCCGGCAGATGCTTGAACCGGTGCAGGACGCAAACGACAACCTACCATTCTAAGGAGATACCATGGCACGGTACAGAGTATTCGATGAAGAAACCACGGTAAAGGAGAGTTACAGGCGACGGGCAAACCCGTTCGACAATGACAACTATATCGTGGCCCGTGGCTGGAAGGACAAAGGCGACACGAAGTGCTCTTGGGTGTACTTCAACTCACCGGATGAAGTCCGTGCCATGGACATACCGGAGGACGTAACAGTCCTCGTCGGCCATAACCTCAAGTTCGACCTGCTGTACGAACTCGTGAAGGACAGCAAACCATTGTTGGCGTTCTTCAAGCGTGGTGGCAAGATTTGGTGTACGCAGTATGCGCAGTACCTGATCGAAGGTCAGACCCAAGAGAGCCAGATGTGCAGCCTCGACAGCATTGTCGAAATGTACGGTGGCCGCCTCAAGATCGATGAAGTCAAGACCATGTGGGAAATGGGTATCTGCACCAAGGATATCCCGCAAGACCTGCTGATTGACTACCTCGTCGGTACAGAGGAAGAGGAACGGAACTCAGGCGATATTGGTAACACCGAGCTTGTGTTCTTGGGTCAGGTCAAGCGCGCTGTCGAGCAGGGTCAGGTGAAGATGATCCAAGACCGGATGGACGGTCTGATCAGCACAACCATGATGGAGTTCTTCGGCCTCAAGATCGACGTACCGACAGCCAAGCGGCAGTTGGTCGAGTTGCAGGGCAAGCTCAAGGAAGTGTCCGATCGCTTGGACGCACAGGTTAGCCACCTGCCGTTCGAGTTCAATTGGGGTTCCAGCATCCAGATGTCGTGCCTGCTGTTCGGCGGTACTGTCAAGTACAAGGTGCGCGAACCGTACAAGGACGAGAACGGCGAGTGGGTACGTGCTAAGGCATTCGAGACGCACTGGCTACTCACTGACGGAACTACCACATCGGTTGACCCGCTAGGGCCGGACAGGCGTGGTGAAGACTACGCTATCTTCGCCTCGGGCAAGAAGAAGGGCGAATACAAGACAAAGAAAGTAGAGGTTGAGGGTGAACTCAAGATCAAATGGCAAGAGCGGCTCCATACCTTTGAGAGAATTACTGATCCGGCTCCGGATTGGCAGGGAAAACAGACAGACGCGCTCGAAGGTCCGATCTATTCCACCGGAAAAGATACAGTCAAGGCTCTTGAACAACGTGTCGAGAACGGCCTTGATCTCCCATTCCTTCGGGACTTCGTCACTAAGTCTGCCCTCGACAAAGAGATCGGGACATACTACTTTAAGGTAGACGCCAAGGGCAAGCGGTCGGGTATGTTGTTGTGCGTACAGACGCATGACCACATGCTGCACCACAAGCTCAACCACACGAATACGGTGACGACCCGACTGTCATCGAACGACCCGAACATGCAGAACCTGCCGCGTGGCGATAAGTCCAAGGTCAAGGCCATGTTCACCAGCCGGTTTGGTCCGGACGGTGTTATGATGGAGGCGGACTACAGCCAGCTTGAGGTTGTCGTACAGGGCTTCCTGTCCGGTGACTTGCAGCTATGCGAGGACTTGCGCAACAAGATCGACTTCCACTGTAAGCGCGTCAGTGCACAGTTCAGCATCAGCTACGAGTTGGCTGTGGCGATGTGCAAGGACGAGAACCATGCGGAATACCCGATCTGGCAACCACGGCGTACCAAGGCCAAGAACTTCTCGTTCCAGCGAGCATATGGTGCAGGCGCACCAGCCATTGCTGCGGCTACCGGTATGACCGTCGAAGAAGTGGAGCAGTTGATTGAAGCAGAAGAACGCCTCTATCCGGGAGTTACTAAGTTCAATGCTGGTGTTGAGGCTGCCGTCATGGCATCAGCAGTGCCTTTCCAAGCACCAGCAGAAGACGGATCAATCGATCCAACCACTGGAAAAGTATTCTGGAAGACCTACCGTAAGGGTGAATGGTATTCTCCGACACGCACCCGCTACACATGGCGCACACATGATGCACCTGCATTCCTCAGGAAGCGAGGTATCCTTGATAGTTTCTCGCCGCCCGAACTCAAGAATTATCCAGTACAAGGTACTGGCGGGGAGTTCGTACAAGGGGTGCTCGGGCTTCTTATACGCCGTTTCATTGAGACAGATTTCTATGGCGGGAAAGCTTACTTGGTTAACACCGTGCACGACTGTGTGTGGGTTGACTGCCATAAGGACGTACTCGATCAGGTATGTGTGGACGTTAAGAGGATTATGGAGAGCATACCGGAATTCTACGGTGCTCGGTACGGTCTATCCTTTACAGTTCCATTCCCGGTTGAAGTAGAAGTCGGACCAGACATGAACAACCTCAAGCATTGGGTGCCGGGCCAACCTGCATGGCACCATGCTAACGACAATACCGGAGGCGATCCGGCTGCGGAGGCGGCTTAGCGGCTTATCCTTCGTATAAGGAATATCGCGAAAACCCTTGTATCGGTTTCAGAAGATACAGATTGAACTAGAGTAATAGAGAAAAGGAAAAGAGCATGACACCTGAACAGATCGCAGCACTGGCAGCACAAGCAGCAGCAACCACCGACCACACCGAGACGAAAGCTGGCGTAGACTTCGCACCACCGAAGGAAGGCCGAGCCGGTGCACGGTTCATCGAGTACATCGAAATGGGTAAGCACCCGCAGAAGCCGTATCAGGGCAAGCCGAAGCCTGATGAATACGAAGTCCGGTTGACGTTCGAACTGCTTGGCGGGTTCAAGGGACGTGAGGATGTCCGTGAGATCGATACGGAGTCCGGCAAGAAGACTGTAGCGGATCGCATCAGCCTCAAGCTCACGGTTAAACAGGGCGAGAAGGCTGCGTTCAAGAAGCTGTTCGAGAAGATGCGTCGTGGTCGTGATGATATCAAGCACATGGCTCAGATGCTGAACGAGCCGTTCATGCTGACCATCATCCACAACAAGAGCGAGGACGGCAAGAAGACCTACGCCAACATCCGCGACAAGGATGGCAACTGGCTGGTGTCGGCTCCCCGCGTACTGGCTGATCCGCTGGACGATAACTCGTGGGTCAACGTACCGGTTCGTGAACGTGTGTCCGACCTGAAAATCTTCCTGTTCGACAACCCGACCAAGGAGACGTGGGCCAGCCTGTTCATCGACGGTACACGTGAAGTGACCAAGGAAGATGGCACGAAGGAGAACCGGTCCAAGAACTGGATTCAGGAGACGATCATGTCTGCAAAGAACTTCCATGGCTCTGCACTGGAATCGCTGCTGAACGATATCAGCGACCTATCCATTGACCCGACCGGTGACGCACCTGCTGACTTCTCGGACCTGCCGGAAGAAACGGGCACCCGTGCAGCAGCGTCTGCTGATGATCTGGCGGAGATCGGCCTGTAATGGTTACGAAGTTCGTTCCACCGGTTCCTCCTGAGGCCGCACCGCCCATGACCAAGCCGAGAGGTCTGCATTGCCGGTACGTATTCGCTGACGGTAAGCACCTGAACATCTTCGGTGTACAGGACATCAACGTTGATGGTGAATGGTATCGTGTCCGTGATGGCAAGGGTTCCTTGTTCATCATCAACAAGGACGCCGTCCTCTACATTGAGCAGAAGACGGTCGAGTGATCGCTGCACTGATAACGCTAGGCTTCACATGGAGCCTAGTGTCACTCCTTGCAGGCTTCCTGATCTACGTAGCAATCGAAAGGCAAAAGAATGCAGATCAATGGTATTGACCTTGACGGTCTGGCGGCACACGCTCCAAAAGTACATCTGCCCGATCCCGTTGCCGGGCGGGTGGTTCACATCGACGCAGACTTCCTTGCCTACCAGTGCAGTGCAGAAGGTAAAGGCGAGCAGAAGTCATGGGAGGACATGAAGCACAATGCAGGCATCGCAGTTAACACTCTCAAGCTGCTCGCTGGCGCTACGGACCTTGTACTCCATCTTACCCCTGCTGGTTCCGACAAGGGCGGACGATACGAACTGGCCATCCAGAAAGAGTATCAGGGCAACCGCAAGGACAAGGAGAAGCCTCGCTACCTCCACCTTATGCGTGACTGGTTGGCCGAGGCATACCCAAGCATTCAGCATACGGACTGCGAGGCTGACGATGGTATGTCAAGCCACCAGTATGAGGCTATCGCCGCCGGTCGGCGTGACCTGTCTATTATCGCTTCCAAGGACAAGGACCTCCGTATGGTTCCCGGCCTACAGATGGACTGGGATACCGCAGACATTGGAACAGCCGAAGACGATCTTGGTCGGCCTAACGACTATGGATCGATTTACCTAGACGACAGCAAGAAGACCAAGAAGATCAAAGGTCTTGGTCAGAAGTTCTTCTGGGGTCAGATGCTTACAGGCGATACTGCGGACAACATCCAAGGTTTGCCGAAGGCGTGGTATGACGGGAAGTTCAAGCCATGCGGACCTGTACTGGCCGAGAGCCTGCTCATCGGCATCAACAGCAACAAGGACGCATTCGAGTTCGTCAAGGGTCTGTACGAGAAGTACGGGCAGGATATCGGCTACAAACACTGGAAGACCGGTGAAGCTGTAGCATGGCAAAAGGTGTTCGTGTCCGAAGCACAGTTGCTTTGGATGCGTAAAGTACGCGGCGACCATCTGGATGTCGTCCGCTGGTTCAAGGAGATCACGCGATGAATACACTGGTTCGGGACATGCTCGACAAGGCACAGGAAGACGGCGTATCGTTCAAGGGTTGGACGTACACCGAGATTGCAGCAGCGATCAAGATGCACACCAAGACAGAACACAGCATCAAGGACTTGGCCGCCGAGGTCAAGGCAATGCACGAAACAGGAGAAATCGACTTTGTGTAAGAAATACGTATCAGCCGTTGTCAACGTACCGTACCTCGACATGGGCGCGGACGGTAACTCGTCCCGCCAGATCAGCACGTTCCGCCTGAGCAGCACTGAGGGCTTCTGCAAGCGCAGGGTGAAGCGCTACATCCGGCACTGGCTGCAGTGGAAGATGGACAAGAAGGTGGACATGCAGGAACTCCGCAAGGTTCTTGCCCGCGGCCACTATGCAACGGCTTAAAACAACACAGGTCGCACTAGCAAAAGCCAAGATACTCAAGTCTCAAGGCGGCTGCTGTGCGATCTGCAAGAAGCCCATCACGGTCGCAGAAGCGTGTCAGGATCATAACCATGCTACAGGGATTTGCAGGGGTGCTCTCTGCCGTAATTGCAATGGTATCGAGGGAAAAGTCAAGAACCTCGCAATTCGAGGTAGACGCAATCTATCGCCAGAGGCGTACATTGCGAACATTGTCCGCTACTGGGTCTACCACTCGGAAGATCGTACTGGCCTCATATACCCCACGCATCTCACCGAAGACGAGAAGCGTCTAAAACGTAATGCAAAGGCACGTAAGGCTCGTGCCAAGAAGAAGGAAGCAAGTAAGTAATGGCGACGATTGAGCAGCAGCTAGAGCTTGAACAGCGTATGATTGATGCAGGTGCAGCAGGTTACATTAAGAACCAGCGGTACGCAGAGAAGGCAGGCCGTGGTGATCAGCTTGATTATGCACAGCGTCTCATGCAGGAGTTTGTTCAGCCTCTGGCCGTTGCTCTCGAAGCTTGGCTGAACAAGACCGGTCCCGGCGTGGCGTCCAAGAGCCGAACGCTGATGCGGACCATCGATCCGAACATCGCAATGTTCATCGCCTTGAAGAACGTGTTCGGTTCGTTCACATACGAAGAAATCTACCCGGTCGCGATTGCATCGAAGATCGGAAGCATGATCGAGGATGAGCTACGGTTCCGAGAGTTCCGTAACGATCATGAGGCGTATTACAAGGAAGTCATCGAAGACTTCAAGCGCAAGGGCACACAGTCGTACCGGCACAAGCACCGCGTGATGACCTTCAAGTCTAACGAGAAGGGACAGAAGTGGGAACCGTGGACCACCAAGGATAAGGTGGACATTGGCTTGAAGCTGTTGAACATTGTGCTGACCGAGACTGACCTCATCGAACGCAAGGACTACATGAAGGGCAAGCGCCCTGTGACCGCACTGGTGCCGACCAAGGACACCCTCGAATGGATCAACCAGCACGAGGAGTTCAAGCAGTTCATGTTCCCGATCCGCATGCCCTGTATCGTACCACCAGCAGAGTGGACGGGTATGCACGACGGTGGCTACTACAGCCCTGTGCTCCGGCAGGCCACACCCATGGTCAAGGCCAAGCATGGTAAGCGGTCTACCAAGCCAGTCGATTGGGGCTACACCATGAACGCCTTGAACAGACTGCAGCGCGTACCGTGGACGATCAACACCCGTGTACTGGACATCCTCAAGGAAGTCTGGCGCAAGGATTTGCAGATCGGTGTACCGTCATCGCAGCCTGTTGTCATTCCGCCATCCCCGGTGGAAGGTCTTGAGAAGGGCCAACCAATCCCCGACGAACTACAGGACGCATTCACCGAATGGAAGCGTCATGCCACCCGCCTGTACACGCAGGACAAGGAGCGTGTGAGTAAGGCATTCCAAGTAACCCGCGTTATTCGTACAGCCAACGACTACGCAGAATACGAGAGGTTTTTCTATGTCTGGTACGCAGACTTTAGAGGCAGACTATACAGCGCAACGTCCGGACTTAGTCCTCAAGGACCTGACTTTGCTAAGGGACTGCTTCGACTTGAGCGAGGTAAGCCTTTGGGCGAGCGAGGATGGTATTGGCTCAGAGTTCACCTTGCCAACCGCTACGGGTACGATAAAGCTTCATATGATCAGCGTGTCGCATGGGTTGATGCTCAGAGGGATCGATTCATCCGATGCGCCAACGATCCGCTGTCAGACAGGGAACTGTGGGCTAATGCCGATAAACCCTATCAATTTTTGGCTGCGTTGTTCGAGTATGCCGGAGCTTTACAGGGCGCTTCACCGAGCACGTACATCAGCCACCTACCGATCGGCCTTGATGGGTCATGTAACGGTCTGCAAAACTTCTCCGCAATGCTCAGAGACGCTGTTGGTGGAAAAGCAACGAATCTACTACCGGGGGAGAATCCCGAGGACATCTATGGTATCGTTGCCAAGGTTCTCGTGCGAAAGGTCGAAGCAGTCGTTCGTAAAATCGCTGCCGGTAAAGTGGAAGAAGGAGATGACGCCCACGACTTCGCACAGAAGTGGTTGGCTTATGGGATTGATCGGAAGCTTTGTAAGCGGCCGGTAATGACCCTGCCCTACGGGGCAACTCGCCAGTCCTGTACCGAGTACATCTGGGAAGAACTGGTGGACAAGAACAAGGAACTGTTTGGCAATCAGGCGTTCCGTGCAGCAGTGTGGTTGTGCCCGTTGCTATGGTCATCCATCGGTGAGGTCGTCGTGGCAGCACGGCAGGCCATGGACTGGTTGCAGAAGTGCAGCTCGGTTATATCGAAGAATGGTGATGCCATTGAGTGGGTGACTGCTGATGGCTTCCGTGTGTACCAGAAGCTCGTCAAGATCGACACGTTCCAGATCGAGAGTGTGCTTGCAGGCCGGTTCCAAGGCCGCGTTGGTACGTTCAGTGACAAGATCGATCCGGTCAGGCAGCGCCTCGGTGTGGCACCGAACTTCGTGCACAGTCAGGACGCAACGCATATGCGTATGGTTATCAACGCATTGGAGGCAGAGGGCATTCATGACTTCGCCTTCATTCATGACGACTATGGCACACATGCCTGTGATACTGACACCATGCACCGGGTTATTCGTGAGCAGTTCTACAAGCTGTACTCGGAAAACTGCCCGTTGACTGCGTTCAAGAACACTGTCGAGGCCGAGACAGGCGTTGTCCTGCCGCCGCTGCCCGATACAGGCGATCTTGACCTGTCGCTGGTGCTGTCTAGCCCGTACTTCTTCGGCTGATCCGTGCGGCCTCCGGTTATCCTTCGTATAAGGAAAATATAATTGGAGGCCGAACAATGGATTATACAGACCTCTCTGATGAGAGTAAGATCAGTCTGGCAATCGAGTTCGTGGCCATCGGTCAACCACTGCCTGATGTACTAGCATCATGGCTCAAAGACAATGGTCTATACGACTTGATTACCAAGCCGGGATTTAACGCGGGGCTACCCGATGGCAATGCTTAGTGGCAGTGCACCAGATGTTAGCTCAGCGTTCCTAGAACGGATCAAGAAGACATGGAAACCAGTCAACCCACACCCGTCAATGACTATGGAGGAAGTGATGTACAATGCAGGTATTCAACACCTCATTGAATGGATCGAAGCCCATGCTACGAGTGAGGTCAAGTTGAAAGGGACCTTGGAATGATTGAACGGTTACGCAAAGATCAGATCGAAGACGTGCTGGCTATGCTGGCGTATCTTCATGATGAAAGCCCAAGCTTCTCCGCGCATCCCGAAGATGCTGATTGGGTAACTGCTAACCTTATACGGATGATAGACGACGACAAGCACATCATGCTGAACGTTACTGACGCCTACGGTGCAGTGATTGCGGTGATGTTCGGTGCAGTGACTGCACAATGGTTCTCGCCCCGATTGGAGGCGTACGAAATGCTCTTGGCTGTTGCCCCTGCGTATAGGGGAAGTCCCGTGGCATACCGCTTGATCAAACGATTTGAGTGGGAGAGTGCAAAGCTCGGTGCAGAGGCTATCACCGTGGGAACATCCCTCGGTATCGCTGATGACCGTGCCGTGGCATTATACAACCGTCTCGGTTACACAGTTAGTGGGACCGGGCTTAGCAAGAGGATTAAACCAAATGTGTGATCCTATCACCGCGCTCATTGGGCTAGCTGGTGTCGGTGCCTCCTTGGCAGCAGCATCAGCACCAATCGCAACCCCGCCACCCGCAGCACTACCGGCTATTGCTCCACCGACTAACATAAAGGATACGGAAGTAAAGCTCGGATCGAACAGTGACGCAAACTCGTCCGCCAATACTGCTGAACGCGTGTCCTTTGTGGAAAGACGTGTACAGGGAACCTCACTCGGTTCTCTTGGCAGGAGCGGGCTAGCACTATAAGGAGACAACATGTGCTTTAAAGTAAAGACGCCTGCGCAGGAAACACAGGCACCTATCCCGGCACCTGCACCAGCAGTGGCAACCCCGGAAGCTGCCGGAGTTCTTGTCAAGGGCGCATCCACTGGCGGCTCCCGGATCAACTCGTCGGATGGCGGTGATGACGTAAGCCAGAAGCGTCGGCGCAGGTCTGCTTCACAGGGACTAGGTCTCTAAGATGGAGTCCCGCGTTCGCACACAGAAGGAGTTGAAGGACCGGTGGATGGAACTGGTCGGCAGACGTAAAACCTTGGAGAGCTACTCTGAGGAATACGCACGCTGGACACTGCCTTACATCTTCCCATCTACGGAGAGTGAGAGCGTGGAACTTCAACTCTCTAAGGACAGCATCGGCGCACAGGCCGTGAACCACCTTGCCAACAAGGTCGTGTCCACACTGTTCCCGCCGCAACGTATGTTCTTCCGGCTCACGCTTGATGAGACGATGAAGAAGCAGGCCGAGGAAGCCGTGGTACAGGCTGGCATGGATCAGGAGTCCGCAAAGGAAGCTGTGGTCCAAGCACTCAAGGTACTTGAGCAGCAGCTTGCCTCTACAGAGCGACAGGTGTCCGACCTCATGGACATCGTGCAGTACCGCCCACAGGCAGTCAATGCCGCCAAACTTCTGATCATCACCGGCAATGCTCTTGAGTATCATCCGGCTGATGGACCCGTGATCGTGTACAACCTACGCAACTACTGCGTACTGCGCGATCTCAGTGGTGAAGTGATCGAGATCATGACGAAGGAGTGCAAGTCTTTCGAGACGTTCCACCCATCGGTTCAGGAACAGATCAGGGCGCTCAAGCCTCGCGATCAGCACAGCTACAAGCGTGCAGACAACATCGACATCTACACCCGCATTGTGCTGGAAGATGACGGACGGTATCACGTGTATCAGGCAGCAGACAAAATCCCGCTCAACACTGAGGGCGCATTCTACACGAAGAAGGAACTCCCATGGATTCCTCTGACGTGGAACCTCATTCAAGGTGAAGACTACGGGCGAGGTCTGGTGGCCGAATATGCAGGCGCATTCCATGCAGTCAACGTGCTGTCTGGTAGCCTGCTGAACATTGCAGCCGTCATGGGTGACATTAAGTTCTTCGTGGACCCGCAGTCGCTTATCGATGTACCTGCACTGAACGCATCTGCACCCGGCTCGTTCCACTCCGGTCGTCCAGATCAAGTCGGTATGATGTCCAACGCAAGCAAGCTAGCCGATGCGCAGTTTATCTCTACGATGATTGAGCGTTACGAGCGACAGATCAGTCAGGCGTTCCTGCTGAATAGTCAGCTTACACGGCAGGCCGAACGAGTTACCGCCGAGGAAATTCGTATGCAGGCCAATGAGCTTGAGACGTCTAATGGTGGTATCTACTCACGCCTTGCCGCCACATGGCAGGGTCAGCTTGCTAACGTCCTGCTGACACAGACAGGGTTCGACGGTCTTGACTACGGTATCACGCCGAAGATCATCACCGGTATGGACAGCCTCAGCCGTCAGTCGGAACTCGATAACATCGTCCAGTGGCTCAGCTACATGGGCCTGTTGCAGAATGTTCCCGAGGATGTACGTGCTACTATCGACCTGCGCTCGTTCGCAGAGTTGGTTGGTACTAACTTGCAGGTGGAATACCAGAAGTTCGTCAAGACGCAACAGCAGATGCAGGCAGAACAACAGGCTGCAATGCAGCAACAACAGGAACTGGAGAACATGCAGGCCGACCGTGAGGGTCGTGTGGCTGCATCCAGAGAAGCAGTGAAGGAGCTATAATGTCGGAAGATACTACGAAGACCAGTGCAGCCGCTGATGCAGTACAGGGCGCAAACCCGGAAGACCTTAGCGGTCGTCAGTCTCACGTAGGAAGTCCGCAGCCGGAGGACAAGGGGCGCGCAAAGCCCCTTACCCCGGAAGAAATCAAGGCCAAGCAAGGTCTTGCGGATGACCCGGATGAAGACGCAGCAGCGAAGGCTGCAAAGGCCAAGGAAGGCGTTGAGCCTGAGGTCGAGGAAGAAGAAGAAGACCAGAAGGCATGGGAAGGTGAATACCTTCAGTTCAATGATGAGGCCGCTGACAGTGTTGTCGATCTGCTCAAGGAAGCAGGCGTCGGTGCACGTGAAGCAAACCTGATCTTCAAGGACGCCATCGAAGCTGACGACATCGGCAAGATCAAGTGGGACGTACTGAAAGAACGTCTCGGTCCGGCAAAGGCCCGCCTCGCACAGGTCGCCATCACGGACTACCATAACCGCGTGTACTCACGCAATGTTGCTACGACCAAGATGGTTCATGCTGAGGTCGGTGGCGAGAAGAATTGGCAGAAGGTTGCCAAGTGGGTCCGTGCACAGGAAGCTGCCGACCCGACAAAGAAAGGCGTGTTCGATGAAATTCGTAAGGGTATTGATGCTGGTGGTAAGCTTGCTTCGTATGCCATCAAGGAACTCAAGGAACTCTATCAAGCCGACGGTCGAAATAGTGGCCTCGGAAATGGTACGGTCCAACGAGGTACGGGACGTTCTCAAGACAATCCGCACGGTGAGCCGCTAAGCCGCGCTGCCTACATGGAAGCCATGAAGGCTGCACAGAAGGCTCGTGCAAAGCCTGCCGAAATCAACGCGCTCCGTGCGCGGCGGGAGGCCGGAAGGAAGCAGGGCATCTAAGCCCTGTTATCCTTCGTATAAGGAATAAATCAGTTCTGCCTCGCCTCCGGTGAATATACAGAACATAACATAAAGGAGTAAGTTACGGATGAGCTACGGCATTCCGGGACCAGAGCTGTCTGATGTACCTGTCGAACTTATGATCGATGAGTACGGCGGCGAGGTCGAGAGCCAGTTCGCTAAGCGTTCTATCATGCGCGAGTTCGTCAATGTACGCGGTGTACGTGGTACTGATACCATCGTTAACAACCGTGTCGGACGCACCACGCTACAGAAGCTGACGCCGGGTGTTCGCCCGCCTTCGAATTATACGCCGTTCGGTAAGGTCACTCTTACTGTCGATACGGTAATTCTGGCGCGTGACCAGCGGTCGATGCTCAACGAGTTCCAGACGCATTTCGATGCACGTATCGAACTCGCAGAAGATCACGGCAAGGAAGTCTCCAAGCTGTTCGATCAGGCATTCCTCATCATGGCAATCAAGGGCGCTCTGGCTCCTGCACCTGTACTCGGCGATGGCAACCCTGCCAAACAGTCGATCGGTGCTGGCAAGAACGTGACGCTTGATGCAGCCGGTGACGAAGACGATCCGGACAAGCTGGCACAGGCTATCACCGATATCATCACGCAGATGGAAGAAGAAGAAATCGACGTCGAAGACCTCGTAGTCCTCGTACGACCGACCCGCTTCCAGACCCTGCTCAATAACAACAAGCTCATGAACCGTGACTACGGCTCTGGCAATGGCGACTACTCGAAGGGTAACATCTACGAGATCAATGGTGCGCGCATCGTCAAGACCGCACGTATCCCTGAGTTCGAGATCGAAGACCACCCGATGTCCAATGATACCAACGGCTACGCCTACGATATCACTGGTACTCAGGCGAACGCTGTAGCCGTTGTGCTGCATCCGAAGTCCCTGATGGCAGGTGAGACGATCCCGCTGACCTCTGACGTTTACTTCGACAAGCTCGAAAAGTCGTGGTTCATCGATAGCTGGCTGGCATTCGCCGTCACCGTCAATCGTCCTGATTGCTGCGGTGCCGTGTTCAAGGTCGCTGCTTAATCGTACCCTTGGGGAGTACCGGCCTTACCGCTGGTGCTCCCCTTTTTTGCGTTAAGGAGATCGCATGGAAACTAAACTCAGTCTCGTCAATCATCTACTACAGGTGGTGGGCGAGCGACGCGTGACGACGCTTGAGACAGGCCACCCGTCTGTTATTCAGGCTATTCAGGCGCTTGAGAGTATGAATAGGGACTTTCAGGGTAAGGGTTGGTGGTTCAATACCAACCGGGATGTTCGGCTCGTTCCTAACAACCTTGGTGAAGTGCTGCTGCCATCTGAGGCACTGGCGTTCAGCATCACTCGGCACCAGCTTGACTACATGCAGCCTGCTAACAAGCAGCAGTATGTGAAGCGTGGTAAGCGGTTGTACGACGCGTGGAACAACACGTACACAATCAATCGCACGCTGATGGCTGACCTCGTTATCGAAATCGAGATCGAGGACTTGCCGCAGATCGCTGCCACGTACTTGAAGCACTGGTCTGCTGAGACGTACTACGTTGATGACGATGGTGATATCCAGAAGTCGGATCGGTTGGCACAGCGAACCATGCTTGCGTTCCACGCACTCAAGGCGGAACAGATGCGTGTTATGAGCATCAATGCTCTGGACAGTCCGGCAGCACAGAACCTACGCTACCGCATCGGCAATACGGGTCTTGCGCATAGGGCACAATTCTTAGGTGGAAGGATTACATAATGGCAAAAGTAGACGGGAGCCTAAAGGCGCTCCTACAGGGCGTGAGTCAACAGCCACCCCGCGACCGTCTGGCAGGTCAATGTACTGAGATGATCAACATGACTGCCGACCCCGTGGCTGGCCTGAGCCGCCGTGCACCTACCGACTTGGTGGGCGCACTCGGCGTGTCCTCGGATGTACGAGGGTTTCACAACTTTGAAATGCGGGACGGAGGCAAGTATCTTGCCTTCTTCCGTGATGGTGGTGTGCGTGTTACGGACTACAATGCAGTGGAGTTCCCTGTAACTGTAGAGCCGAGCGCGGCACCTTACCTACAGATTGTTGGCGACCTCGCCTGCACTACTGTGGAAGATCAGGTTATCGTTGCGAACAAGTCTGTCGTGACGGCCATGACCAATGAGCGCAGGCAGTTCTACAACGCCCCGCGTGGTGTTCGTGGTAAGGCTACCCTGATCCATGTCCGCGGTGGTGCCTATGGTCGTGAGTACAAGATATTCCGCAACGGTGCTGAGATCGCGATGTATCGCCCGCCGAGCGGTACGAATGCCAATCAAGTTGGTGCAACCCGTACAGACCATATCGCAAACCGGCTGTATGAGGCTCTTACACAGGGTGGTGGAGAGATTCCAGACATTGATGGTGAAGGTTCGTCAACCCGTAGATACGGTTCTACCGTTGGTCCGAATTGGGGAGTTGCACGGTTCGCGGATGTGATATTGATCGTTCGCGCCAATGACAGCAACGACGACTACAGGATCACTGTATCGGATGACAACGGTGGTGTTAACATGAAAGTTATTCAGGACTATGCTAGTGGTACTGAGGACTTGCCATACATTGCACCGCACGGTTACTTGGTACGTATTGCCAAAGAGACTGATCCAGAAGACGACGTTCTCCTTGAGTTCATTGTCGATGGTATCGAGCCGGGAACTAACATCGGAAGTAGCTTCGGACTACCGGGCTACTGGCAGGAGACGGTTGCAGCGAATGTGGCTGTGGCCTTCAACCGAGCGACCATGCCGCATATCTTGGAGTACAATCCGACCAACCGGTCGTTTGTGTTCCGACAGGGTAATTGGGCTAACCGTAAGGTTGGTACGGAGCAATCCAACCCACGCCCATCGTTCATCGGTAACACGATCAATGATGTCGGATCGTTCCAAGGGCGCTTGGTGTTCCTTGCAGGCTCATTCGTATGCATGGGGAGGACCAACCGGTTCGATGACTTCTGGATGGGTTCTGCAAGTCAGCTTGTAGATACCGACCCGATCGACATTAGCTCTACTGCTGTCGAGGCATCGGTGATGCGGGCAGTTGTGCCGAACAACCGTGACTTGGTTATCTTCAGTCAGCGCGGCCAGTTCCTCGTCTTTGGGCGAAGCGTACTGACACCGCAGAATGCTGCACTAGTCTTGACCACGACCTTTGAGGCCGAGCTTCGTGCCAAGCCCACAGCGTCAGGGCCGTATGTGTTCTTTGCTACGACATACGGACGCTTCACAGGTGTCCGCGAGTTCTATAGTGAAGGTACTACGGATGCTAACGATGCTCGTCTGATCACGCAACATGTCAAGGAGTACCTGATGGGCCGTGCGTATCGCATGATCTCGTCGTCCAACTACGACATGGTGCTCGTGCAGACTGATCGGAGCCGACAGGACGTCTACGTGTACCAGTACATCTGGTCGAGTAACGAGAAAATCCAGTCCGCATGGAGTAAATGGACATTGCCCTTCGAGGTGATCTACAGCTACTTCGATGAGGAAATGGTGTACTTCGTTATGCGAGAGACGACCAGTGCTGGTGTGGAACACTTCCTTGTACGCATGTCGCTAGACATTTATGCAGAGGAACAGGTGGACTATCCGATCTTCTTGGACGAGAGGTTCGATGTGCATGATGTCTACACTGCCTTCGTTCTACCGTTCAACCGACTGAGCACTGCCGAGTTGGTGGCGGTACAGGGTGATGGTTGCCCGAACCCCGGTCTTACCGTGCCCATCCAGTCCGTGACGTTCGATGCTGCTAATAACAGATACATCGCAACATTGCGGTACGACATGCGCGGTGGCGACATCGTGGTTGGTCGCAGGTACTACAGTGAGTATCGTCCGACGATGCCCATGATCAAGGACCAAGACAACGTTGTTGTCGGAACAGGTAAGTTCAGGATCAAGCAGTTTCTGCTGACGCTGAGCAACACCGGGCACATCATCGGCCAGCTTCTCAGTAAGTACGGTGACGGTGAGCCTGTCGAGTTCCAAGGACGTTTGATCGGATCACCGGATAACCTCATCGGTCAGGCAGCTACAGTCGATGAGACATTCGAAATGCCCTTCCGAGAAAGCCCTATGCGTGCTGACGTGCGGTTCTCCACGGACCGTTGGCTACCAATGACCATCTTGGACATTGAGTGGTTGGGGCAGTACAGCAAATCAGGTAAACGTATCTCTACAGGAGGATAACATGGCGTTCGGCGCTCAGCAGATGAACGGCGCCTTTTCCGCACTTAGCACGCTTACTAGCTTTATCACGGCTAGTAAGCAGGCCAAGCAGGATAGGCTCTGGCAGGAATACAACAACAAGATGGCCAAAATTCAGAATGGTCAGAACCAGAACATCATCACCGTGAATGACCTGATGCGTCGAGATCGCAAGCATACGCAGCTTGAGCAAATCCAGAAGTCGGAGACGGCTACACTGGCGAGTGCAGAAGCAGCAGCCGCTGCGGCAGGCGCAACAGGCAACAGCGTCAATGCAGTGTTGCGAGACATCAGTTCGAACGCAGCGAACGCAGTGGCAGCTATTGAGCGTGATGATGATCTACAGGATGCACAGAGCATCAACCAGCGCTTCCAGTCTGATCTAGGCTTGGAGCTACAGCTTGACAGGCGGGTAATCAGTGGCCCGTCAACAGCATCGCTACTGCTTGGCCTCGGTGAAGGTCTGGTAAAGGGCACAGCAAAACGATAAGGAGACAGCATGGCCGAGGTAGGTCGTAGAGAAGTAGTAGGTGACCCGCTAGCGCTTAACCCGTTAGCACAGCCCGCAGATCGCAGTTTGCAGACCTCTCTGGTCCGTAACCCCGGCCAGACTGGCGGTAAGCTCGATACTAGCATTGGTGACAGCATTGCCAGCCTTGGTAATGCCGTCAGCAGTGTGCTTGAGGGTAAGCAGGACGAGTTCATCACAGAGGGTAAGCTCAAGTACATTCAGGGCGTTACCGAAGACGAGATCAACAAGACTGGCAACAAGTGGACCATTCAGGGTTGGCAGGCATTGAACGCAGCAGATGCTGCTAACCGGTGGTACGCCGACGAGTTGAATGCTCTGGCTAATGGTGCCAACACGCAGGACCCGAACGAGTACGGGCGAGGCGTTATGGAGCGTCGCAAGCAACATCTGGCTAACCTACCGGATGATCCTGCAATCCGTAAGCTGTATGTCGCAGCGTTTGACGACCTTGCACCGCGGCTTACCGCAGCGCAGCTACAGGCGAACAACGAGTACAACAAGCAGCAGACTACGCAGTCATTCAGTAGCTTGCTTAGCTCGGGATCGTATACGAACTCGGACCGTCCTGCATCTACTGGACGTGAGCCACTGGCTCTGTCGCCGGGACGTGTACGGCCTGTAGTCGAGGGCTATACCGACGACGACATCGATCTGATGACGCGGGCTGTCCTCGGTGAGGCTGCTGGCGAGGGTGCTACGGGTCAGGCCGCAGTTGCACATACGATCCTTAACCGGGTTATCGATGGTAGCTACGGTGGACGGAGCATCAAGGGTGTCGTACTAAAGCCGGGACAGTTCAGTGCGTTCAACGCCGAGACTGGTTACATCGGCGGTAAGGGTGCCAACAACCTGATCAACATCGACAAGAACAGTCCTGCGTACCAGTCTGCTCGTCAGATCGTACAGCATGTTCTGTCTGGTTCGAACGTTGACCCGACCAACGGTGCGACGCACTATGTTGCGGGCGGTATTCGTCCTGACTGGTTCGGTGCAGAGGAAAGCAAGTCTGGTGGTGCTGTACGCATCGGTGGACACGAGTTCGTCGGTAAGGCGCGTAACCTTGGGAACTCCGCAAGCCCTAGCTCCGGTGTGCTCAAATTCGTGCACAAGGATCAGACGGACCTCAGCCCGGACTTCGCCACCAAGCTCACGAACGCAGGTCTTGCGCTAGGCCGTGACCTGACGATTACGTCTGGCTACCGGTCGCCTGAACACAACAAGCGGGTCGGTGGTGCCAAGCAATCGCAGCACACTACGGGTAATGCCGCAGACATCGACATGTCTGGTCTTAACGACAACGAACGTGCAGAACTTGTCCGGACGCTCAAGGCGCAGGGCATCACTCGATTTGGTACGTATGACAACCACAAGGACATGCTGCATGTAGACACGTCTACTGCAAACGGTGCACAGTGGTTCATGCACAACAAGTCGAACAGCAACTTGTCGAAGGCACCTGCATGGTTCCAAGCTGTCGCTAATGAGCCTGTTGTGCAGGGTGGTAGCAACGTAGCAGCAACTGCTGGCTCTGATCCACAGTCTGTTACCGACCTCGCAGGCATCCCCACAAGCCAGTCGGTGAGCATTGCTCAGACGCAGACGCAGGACATGATCCGTGGGTTCAACATGCCGCAGAAGGAGAAGGCCACTGCTGTTGCTCAGGAGCTTATCACGCAGCTTAGCTCGGGTAGCTCTGCCCTATGGGACAACGTAGGTGGTGCAGCATTCCTCCGGGAGCTTGGTGCAACGCCACAGGAAATCCGTCAGGTAGAGGCAGCGCGCAGCAACTACGAGAAGGAAGCCGCGAACAAGTTCGATCTTGAACGTGCGAAGTGGGAGAACGGTCTTACCAACCGCATCACTACTGGCGAACTCTCGTTGGCAGACGCAGAGGTTGAAATCCAGAAGCGTTACGATGCAGGTGCTCTTACGGACAGTGCAGCGTACAGTCTGGTGGCCAAGGTCAATGCAGCAGCAGTTGCAGAGGGCAGACTTCCGAACATGGACCCTGACCTGCAACGTGCACTGGCTAACACCTATGCAGCTATCCGCAAAGACCCGAACACCTACACTGCTGAATGGGCAGACGCACAGGTAAGGCAGCTTGCTGCTAACTACAACCTGCCGCCGAACCAGTTGCAGCAGAGCCTCGCAGAAGTATGGCGTACTGAGGAAAGCGCTAAGCAGTCGTTGATGACGGGTGCAAAGCAGGCCGCAGAAGCTGCACGGAAGCGTGACGAGAAGGTGGCCGAGGTAACGTCGATACTGGCATCCGGTAAGGGTCTGAATGACGTGACGGGTAGCATCGACGGTGTTCCTGCTAAACAGTGGGCTGTTCGTCAGCGTACCCGCGAGTTGCAGAAGCAGGCTATGGACGCTGTGCCGCAGTACAAGAAGGACGGGCTTACCGATCTGGAAGCTATACGCAAGGCCGCTGGTGTAGCTGAGGACTTGGCGTGGCGTGAGTTCATGCAGCATGGTGGTGTGGTCGATGAGGACTTGGCTGGATCGGTAACTGCCGGTGCATCCGGTGTACTGGTCGAGGCTGGCGGTAAGGTCAATGAGGATGCCCGTGAGGCACTCGACACATGGCTGCGTCTAAAGCAGGTTGATCCAACTGGTGCATATGCTAGCAAGTACACTCAGACGGATCAGTCTCGGAACATGTTGATGTTGGCAGAGAAGTTCTATACGGGAGGTTACGATCTGGACAGCGCACTGCGTAAGGCCGGTGAGTTCATCTCTACAGGTCTCTCCGATCCACCGGACATCACGAAAACCACGAACTTTAACCGCAAACTTGAAACGCAGCTTCGTGCAAACTTCGAGCCTATCATGGGTGCACAGGGCTGGTTCGAGACGTCTAAGGTTCGTATGGGTGATCGTGCGTATGCTCTGAGCAACGACGGTGCACAGGCGCAGTTGCGGTCTGCAATCAGCGCCAAGGCGTGGGCGTACTTCGCTGCTGAACCTCAGAACGACACGGATGTCATCTTGAAGAAGGCGGCTCAGGACGTGATCAAGGACAGTGTGATCATTGGCGGTAACGTGCTAACACCGCGTGCTGCTGGCGGTACACCGATACTGGATCAGATGGGTCTGCGCTACACGGACAAGGATGGTAACACGAAGTCGTATCCACAGGATGCTGCTAGCGAGGCCGTCGATCTGTGGGTCCAGAAGTTCGCTGAGGACCGTATTGCAGACGTTGAGGCAGGCCTGCCTGACGACACTGGTTGGGCACGTCAGTACAAGCAGCGGCGTGGTGGTCGTGGTATCTTCCGCACCAACACTGCTGGTGGCCTGTTCCGTGACAACAACCCTATCCCACCGTACTACGCGTCGTGGGATCAGGATAGCGGTACGCTGACGATCCAGTTGTGGGACAACGAGGAACGTAAGAGCACGGTGCCTTATGAACTCGCAAAGCCCATTCACGTGGACCTTGCACAAGTCGGTGAATACTACCGTAAACAGAAGGAAGCCGAAGGCCCGAGCTTGCTACAGCAGGCATGGCGGAGCATTTGGGGAGCCTCCAACTAAGGGAAGGGCGTAAGCCCTCCCTACTCATTCAATAGGAGAACACATGGAACCTGATAATCCTTTGGACGGGCTTACAGACGATCAGCAGATCGCTCTCGTACAGTCGCAGTCAGCTACAAGCCGCATCGATACGGTACGCGCTAACCGGAGAAACGAAGCTGAGAACCCTGTACAGGGACCGAACCAGCCCGTTGATCCCGGTGTTGACACGAACACCCCGGACATTGCTGTATCGGGAACCGTGTTCAACTCGGACTACTACAAGCAGGCAGACGAAGACTATCGTCGTGCCAATGAGCAGTTGGGTGATGGTATCGTCGGTACTATCCTCAACCCGATCGCTAACCCCGCTGCCAACGTAGGACGACAGTTCCTGTATGGTGGTAACATCGCAGTTAACGTTGGACGCGAGCTTTACCGCAAGCTGACCAACGGACCGGCTGACCCATCGTGGACGCCGGAAGCTATCAATGACTGGCTGGACATGAACCGTGGTAAGATCGATCCTGAGCAGCGTTGGCGTTACTTCGGTACGATCAACCCGGCAGAGGCAGAAGCACTGCGGGCAGATGCAGACACGTATGCAGCAGCTATGCGCGTGAATGCTATGCGCGGTGGGTTCGAGAACTTCGCTGCCGGTGCGCTGGCTGGCCTAATCGATATCGATACCCCGCTTGCCCTCGTATCTGGCGGTCTGAGCGCAGGAGCGAAATTAGGCATCAATGCTTCACGCGCTGGCCGTTTGCTCTCTGGCACGGCTGCTGGTGCCGCTCTGGGCCTGTCTGTGGGTGCCGTCGATTATGTGGTCAATCCGACCTCGGACGCCGAGAGTATCGCCCTGATGGGTGTGATGGGCGCTGGCTTTGGTATGCTCTCCGGTTCCCTAGCAAAGAACGTTGATGCTGCTGCTGGTATGCGGGTGGCTGCTGTTGACGAGCTTGGTGAGCAAATCCACTATGGTCCTCTGCCGGAACGTGCTGTACCGGACACCACTATGCGTATCGAGCCAGAGATCGAAGTGCCTGCACCAAAGACAGATGCAGAGAGCGCAGCACCGCAGAAGGTTGCGCCAAGCCCGCAGACGTTCGATCCTGAGCAGGTCGAGGCTGCGCCGGATATCTACGACCCGATCACCCATAGTGGTGCATCGAGTGTAGGTGCAAGGCAGACTGGTCAGCGTCTCTACGATGGTCCCGGTCGAGCAGGTATTACGAACAAGGAAAGCTTGGACGTATACGACACCGCCGCTCAGTGGAAGCGTTCCAGCCAAGCTGTGCGCGACTACGAAGACCCCGGCAACCTCGGTGATCCCAAGGCAGACTATGCAGTCAACAAGGCCATCCGCTTCCAGCAAGGAGTGAATGCACTTGGTCTTGGTACTGACTTCGATACGTTCATGCGCTCTGGTCTGGCAACAGCACAGTGGTTCGCATCCAACGTCATGGAAAGTGCATCGGGCATCGGACGCAACCGTACCAACGCAGCCGTAATCAAGGAAGCCTACCAGAAGGAACTCGTGCAGAAGATCAGACCGATCCAGCAGGCGTTCCGTGAGTGGCACTTCCAAGAGCAGGGCCACAAGTGGTACGATTGGGTTCGGACACCGCAGGGCCAGGGTGCATGGAAGTCCAAGGACAATTTCCATTGGGAAGTTATCAAGGAGCAGATGGCTCGTCGTCACGGTGGGCAGGGCACCACTAGCCCCGCAGCCAAGAAGGCAGCAGATGCGCTTGAGGAGTTCTACAAGAAGGACTATGAAATCGGTCTTGGTAACAAGGGCCAGAAGCCGGTATCGGGCTACGACACGTTTACGCGTGAACCGGGCTACGTATCGCAGCACTGGTCTGGTCGCAAGATGTCTCAGGCTATCGAAGACGCTGCCCGCATGGGTGGGTCCAAGGCAGCCAAGCGCAAGCGCAAGGACTTCATCGACGCGATTGATGAAGAATACGCACGTCTGCATGGTACTATCCCCGCAACGGTCCGTCGCAAGATGGCTACTGCTGTCGTGGATCGTGCACTGGCCTCACGTCGCGGCTTCCAGCACGACCTCATTGGCCTACTGCGTGGTGACGAGAGTGAGTTCATTCGCGCAGCCCTTGCACGTAATGGTGTATCGGAGAAGGAGATCGACAAGGTAATCGAGAGCATCGTTGGTTCTCGTCAGCAGAAGACCCGTGCAGGTCATACGCAGTCCCGTACTGACGTTGACTTCCGCAGTGTGGCTTCGAATGGTGTCACGATGCGCGATCTGCTGGAAACCGACCTTGACCTGATGACCGCTCGTCGTGCTAACACCACGTCTGGTGCCGCTGCTCTTGCACGTATGGGTATCCCTGACAAGGTAAGCTACGAGCGCATCAAGAAGGCTATCCTTGATGAGCAGCAGGCGCGTGGCAAGAAGATCGCTCGACCGGACCGCACCGTTGGTGACAAGGTTGATGACTTCATTGACCGCGAACCGGAGATCACCGAGGAACTCCTTGATGCTGTATACGGGTACTTCCACGGAAGCCGTCCCGGTGCAGGACAGGGTATCGACGCCACAGTGCAGCGTATTAAGAAGGTCACCCGCTTGAGCCTCATGAACCAGCTTGGTCTTACATCGCTTGCGGAACATGGTGCGATTGCCGGTACTGTTGGTATGCGTAGGTGGTTCGAGCACATCGGTCAGGACTTGCGTCAGTTGTGGGGCAAGCCCGATAACCCGCTCAATCAGGAGCTAAGACACTTCGCGTTCTTCGAGAACGAGGAAAGTCTGTTCAACGGACGCCTGCTCTATGAAATGGACAAGGCTCAGTCTGGTGAGTTGCTGTCGAAGCTTGACAGCGTACTGAACAAGGGTCTGGAAGTACAGGGTCACTTGTCTGGCTACCATGCTGTAGTCAGTATGCAGCAGCGCGTTGCAATCTCGTCCCTGACTGCCCGCATCTTTGAGGGCTTCAAGACTGGTAAGGGTGGACTGTCTGAACAGCGAACGCGTGACTTGGGTATCGACGATGCCTTCATGGCACGTGTGAGCAAGTTCGCACAGTTCGATGGTGACAACCTCGTCAAGCTGAACATGGATCAGTGGGATTGGGAAGACGTTCAGCTGTATCAGCAGATCATGGCACGTGGTGTCAACCAGCTCGTGCAGAAGGCACTGATCGGCGAAAGCAATTGGGCATTCCACTCGAATGGTCTGGCACAGTTGTTCTTGCAGTTCAAGTCGTTCCCGCTGCTGGCAGTGCACAAGCAGTTCGCACGTAACATGCGGATGGCTGATCTGGAATCGATCAACACGTTCTTCTACGGACTGATCACAGCAGGTATGGCCTACAGCGCACGTCAGGCTATCAATGGCAACACTGACAACCTCACGCCAGAGAAGATCGCCAAGGGCGCTCTGAACTACTCGAACGTGACGGGCTGGTTGCCCATGTTCGTGGACCCTGTGCTTAACGCAGCAGGTGCGGACTTCGACACCAGTGGCTACTCTAGCTATGGTGTAGGTAGCATCATCAGCCTCCCGGCGTCCTTCGGGACACTTGAGAAGCTGGTACAGGTCCCGTTCCTCCCTGCCAAGCTCGGCCTTGCCGCTGCTGGACAGTATGAGGTCAAGAACAGCGATATCCGCATCCTGCAGTCTCTACCGATCCTCGGTAATGCGTATGGTGTGAATGCTCTGCTGAACCTCGCTAAGGACACGCCTACACGTGGAACTAAGCCCAAGAACGTGCCCGATCCTAAGCCTGAACCGCAGGCAGAGGAACAGGAGTTCGACCCGGTTGCTGCTGCGCTTGCAGTCATTCAACCGCCGCAATGATGATCGGCCTTCGGGCCGGTTATCCTTCGTATAAGGAATAAATCGAGAAAGGGAAAACATGGCACTATCAGTGATCGTAGTTCCCGGTGATGGTGTTACTACGCAGTTTAACATCCCGTTTTCTTTGGGTTATATCAAGGAGAGCGATATCACGGCCCGCGTAGGGTCTGAGGTTGATGGTGCCGGTAATCCAAGCTACAGAGCTTTGACTTTCCTGTCGCCTGAGATTGTGGAAGTAGCTGGTACACCCACACCGGTTGGACAGAATATCGTGTTTCGACGTACAGTTGACCGCGAACAGTTGATCGTAGACTTCGAAGATGGCGACGTCATCAACGAGGAAAATATGAACACGGTACAGCGCCAAGCTATCATGCTCGTGCATGAAGTCTTGGACGGTCGTTTCGAGCAGTTCCAGTCTTCGTTTGACATGGGCGGCTTCCGTATTACCGGTGTCGGTGAACCGGTCGATCCACAGGACGTTGCAACCAAGAACTACATCGACGCCCGTATTGGGACAGGTCAGGCGTCCGCTGCTGCCGCTGCTGCAAGTGCGGCTGCTGCATTGGCGTCTCAGAACGCTGCTGCGGCTTCGGCTACTGCTTCGGCAGGATCGGCTACCGCGTCGTTGAACTCTGCAACGGTATCGACCAACGCACGTGATGCTGCTATTGCTGCACGTGATGCGGCATTGACGTACCGCAATGCTGCCGAGGGCTTCCGTAATCAGGCAGCTACATCGGCAACACAGGCTGAAGCATCTAACGTCAGTGCAGGCAACGCTGCAACTGGTGCAGGTGCATCGGCTAGCGCTGCTGCGTCGAGTGCTTCGCAGTCGTTGACATTCAGGAACCAAGCAGAGACGTTTCGTAATGAGGCGGCCTTGTCGGAGACTAATGCTGGAAGTTCGGCTGCTGCCGCTGCTCAGAGGCAAACCTATGCCTACCAGTGGGCGCAGCAGGTAGAGGACACACAGGTCGATGATGGCATGCGTGTTGGATATTCGGCGTACCATTGGGCTGCAAAGGCTGCTGCAAGTGCTGCTGCTGCACAGACGTGGGACCCGGCGAACTACGTGGCTAAGGCAGGTAGCACGATGACCGGTGGTTTGACTGCGCCTAACATGACCATCGCCCAAACAAACAGTGGTTCTTGGGGAGCTCTACAGGTCCGTACAGCGGGGGCGTCTAACTACGTGAATTACGGTAAGCGTCATGATAGTCATGCTGGCTATATTCAGGTGGGTGACACAGTCAGATGGGAGTTCACCACAGCCGGTCAGATCAGTCTACCGGGCGGAGGCATCCTCAACCCGGACGGTAACTTGTTCATAGCGTCTTTAGGTTGGGCATCTGATGTTATTGGACGCACAAGCCGTATGCGAATGGCAGGCGCTGCGTGGGCAGACGTGCGGGGTACAGACGGTATTCGTGATAGTAATCTCGGCGGCTCTGTCGTTGTAGTGGGCCTAACCACGAACGCAGTTAGTGGTAATAACCGCTCTGTCGTGGCGATGTTCTATCGTCAGCTACAGCAGACCAACATTGCTGGTAACTGGTTTACCATCCCCTCACTATAAGGAGAACACCATGATTATCAAGCATGGCTTTTGGGAACTTTACGAGCCGGAAAACCCGCCCGAGGACGCCCCACCTAATGCATGGTACTGGCGTAACGGTGACGTGGACTGGTATGATTACTCCCGCGCACTGTCGTTGGGTAAGTACGTTGTGCTTATAGGAGACCACATAGTTAGTGCGGGTGATGACGCTACGCGTCTAACCCTCCCGGAGAAGTTCGAGCTTATCGAAATGGATCTACCCTTCAATCTAGGTGACCGACTTGTTGATGGTGTAGTTGTGCCGTTGCACACAGAGTTCGCTATGCAGGCATTATCTGCACGGCAGCTTTGGTTGATGGCCTACAGGATTGGAGTGACAAAGACGCAGGTGATCGAAATGGTGGAGAACATCCCCGATGACGACACACGCGAGATCATGCTCATCGAACTCACAGAACCGCCCACCAAGGGCTACGAACGTAACCACCCAGCAGTTGAAGTAGTCCGCCAGATGCTAGACATCGACACGGAAACCTTCGATGGCTACTGGCAGGAGGCGAGTACACTGTAATGAACGCATTTATTGAAAGTGGTACGTCCTACTGCATCGCCTTGGTGGTGCTGTCGGCTACCACGATCATCACACATGCGCCAACCATCATGACTGTCGGAGGCTTGATCTTATTGGGTCTCCGGCTGTATGTAGATGGTAAGCGGGCGCTCAAAGCATGGAGCGGTGACAAATGACAGTTAACGCAGCATCAGAAGGCGTACTAGGTAATCTGCACAGCCGTGTCGCAACGGTTATGAAGGGCGCTCTGGACGTATACGATGCAGAGCAGCAGGACTACCTTGAGCGCGTAGGTCAGGGAGAACCGGACCTGATTGCGCCGCAACCTAACGCATCACTACTGAGCGTTATCACCAAGTTCCTAGCCGACAACAGCATCACATGCGTTCCGGCTGAGAGCAATGAACTGAGTGCACTAGAGACGTCTCTACGCGAGAAGCGAGAGCGGCGATCAGTGCGCAATGTGAGCAATGTCGTCCCTATCACAGGGTGATGTTACAGGCAGCATCTGCGGGTGCTGCTCAATAACACCACAACAGGAGTAAACATGGCAACTACAAGAGAGGACCTCGTTCAACAGGAACGTAGGTGGGCCGATCTACAGTTGCTGCAAGTCGAATACGCAGAGTTCACTGACTTCCTCATCGATGTCATGGAGGACTTCATGGGGTTCGAGTGCAGCGATGTGCAGATCGATATGGGAGATTGGATCGCCCACGGACCGCAGTACCGAATGGTGCAGGCGCAACGTGGTCAGGCTAAGACAACGATTACCGCTATCTACGCGGTGTGGCGTCTTATTCACGATCCGACTACTCGTGTTCTAATCGTATCGGCTGGCTCCGATATGGCCTCCGAAATCGCGAACTGGATCATCCAAATCATCAATGGTATGGACGTTCTGGAATGCCTCCGACCGGACCGGTCGGCGGGCGACCGAAGCTCAGTTTCGGCCTTCGACGTGCACTACACGCTCAAGGGACCGGAGAAGTCTGCAAGCATCACCTGTATCGGCATCACGTCGAACATGCAGGGTAAACGTGCTGACTTGCTTATCGCGGATGACGTGGAAAGCTCGAAGAACAGCCAGACCGCAGTGCAGCGCGCACGTATCCACCACTTGACGCTCGACTTCACGTCGATCTGTACCTCTGGTGACATCGTATGGCTCGGCACTCCGCAGTCTACGGACAGTATCTACAACACCCTTCCGGGCCGTGGAACGCACATTCGCGTATGGCCGGGACGCTACCCGACGCCCAAGGAACTGCCGGATTACGATGGTTACTTGGCACCGATGATCATGGAGCGCATCAAGGCTAACCCCGGTCTACAGACTGGCGGCGGCATTGTGGGCGACCGTGGACAGGCCGTTGATACGGTCTACATCACAGAAGACAAGCTCATCAAGAAGGAACTGGACCAAGGTTCAGCCTACTTTCAGCTACAACACATGCTGTCTACCAAGCTTGCCGATGCGGATCGCTACCCGCTCAAGCTACAGGATATCCGGTTCTGCGGTTTCGACACGGACGAAATGCTTGCTCCAATGCAGCTACTGTTCATGCGGACCGAGGAAAACCACATCCCGCTGCCCGAAGGTATGAAGCTCAAGGACCGGATGTACCGTGTACAGGAAGCCTCAGAGTTCGGTAAGATGCAGGGCTGGCACATGTACGTTGACCCCACCGGTGGTGGTAGCAACGGCGACGAACTGGCGTATGCAATCACCGGTATGGTGGCTGGCCGTGTGTTCCTTGTGGACGCAGGTGGCCGACCGGGTGGATGGACCGACGATGTCTACGACTGGCTGACTAAGATCGCAGTGAAGTGGAAGCCGAAGGTTATCAGCATCGAAAAGAACTATGGTAACGGTGTGCTTGCGAGTACGTGGCTACCGAAGCTCAAGGCTGAGTTCGACAAGCTGCAATTGCAGTGGCCGGGTATTGATGAGGTCTGGGAAACCGGACAGAAGGAACTACGTATCATCGACGTGCTTGAACCCATGATTGGGTCTGGTAAGTTCGTGATATATGACGGCTTGATCGAGAAGGACTGGCAGATGTGCCAGCGCTATCCGATGGAACTCCGGGAAGTCTACAGTCTGTGGCATCAGTTCGCACGTATCACGCGTGAGAAGGGATCGCTACTGCATGACGACCGTCTGGATGCCGTGGCTGGCTCTGCCCGTTACTGGGCCGACGCACTGAGTATCGATGACCAGAAAGCACAAGCTGCTGCCAAGAATGCCGCCTATGCGGCCATGATGGCAAACCCGCTAGGTAATGGTAGACCCATGCCCGGCTTGCACCATCAGGCTACTGGATCGAACGCCCTAACTAAGCATGGACTAGGTGGACTGAACCACTTAGGCCGCAGATAAGGAGAAGATAATGACCGAAGTTAAAGACGACACCATCGTACCGAAGACCAATGACGTCGAGCCGGTGGAATACAAGGATATCAAGTATTGGGTGAAGCAGGCCGGGACCAATCCGGCTGCTCTCAAGTTCCCGACTGATAAGTGGGGCTTCACTTCTGGTATCAAGAAGGAAGTACTAAAGGCGGCATCCACCGTCCGTGGTGCACAGGACAAGACAGACCTTATCCTTTCAGTCATGGCTGTCCTGATGCAGCACATCAAACTACGGCAGGTTGTCGATGCGGAGAACCGCATTACCAGCCGTGCGCGGTACGCAGAAGCTGCCGCCGATCGTGCGCCACGTGAGCGCATCACCGCCTCGCCAGTCGAGGCATAACCAAGGAGAACCATAATGGCAAAGCTCGTGTTCCCTTCTGTGAAAGCTCCTTACCGGGGTTTCGCAGGGGAGGTACGCGGTTGGCTCAACCGCATCGCATCCTACACTGACCGGTCGCCTGACGCTAAGGCGGTCTTGGCCGATCAGATCAAGGTACTGTCGCAAGTCGGCATCGACCTCAATGCTCCCCTGCCTGCAACTCAGGCCGTTGTAAGTGACGGTCAAGTGGTTGGCGAATACACAATCTCGGTAGCCGCTGGCGTCGTCAGCATCGCACCTACTGCCTAACATAAGGAGACCTTCACATGGCAAATCTCAAGCACACTCAGCCGCAGTTCCGCTCGGCCAGCGCAAAGTACCTTCCTGATGTCGGCAAGTCCCGTACTGCCTATTGGGAAGCCGAAGCTACGACCCCGCAGACGTGGCAGGTCAAGCTGATCAATGTCAAGGAGAACACCACGTTCGAACTGCCGGCGAATACCCGCCTGCACGGTGACATCACGATCTTCAACAACAGCGCTGCATCGCAGGCTGCAATCACCATCGGTACGGCTGCTGCCGGTACGCAGGTTGACACCGGCGCTACCGTTACCGCTGCTACCACGGTCAACCGCGAGGCTACCGATGTCGGTATCGACCGGACCGGTCCGCGCACGATCTACGTGGAATCCGCTGCATGGCAGGACGGCGTACATGTCGTACTGAACCTGACCGAGTACCCGCCCGTACCGGATGCGACTGCCCTGTCGTAAGACCGGCGCGGAAATCCACACAGCACGTCCGTCAGGAGCTTCGGCTCTTGGCGGGCATGTTGGCCCATCTTAGACCGAGGATCGCTCCCTCGGCCTTGGCTGTGTCAACCAGCGCCCATTTTCGGGCAGAAAGGAGTCCTATGGCATGGACGCTCCCGAAGCCGTGGGAAAACGGCTACACAGCAGTCACTGAGTACATTAAAGGTAGGGCATATCCCGGTAATCTGATCCGTGTATGGAAGAAGATGCAGGACATGCCCGATCCCCGTACTGTTTATCATAACGGAGTTGTCGTTACGCATAACGGTACTCCGGTACTAGGAGGACCATAATGCCCGAGCTAAGCTCCCTTGGGAGTACAATAAAGACCGCGTACGAGAGCCAGTCGAACACAAATGCGTTTACTGATGCAGAGAAACTACGTCTAGCCTCGCTTGACTTCACCCTGCCTGATCTACAGGCCGCGTTCCTGCCAAAGACCGACCGAGGCATCGCTAACGGCGTAGCCTCGCTCGACGCCTCCGGTAAGGTGCCGATGACGCAGCTTAACGTGTCTGGCTTGCAGTTCAAGGGTGCTTGGAACCCAAATACCAATACGCCTGCTATCGTTGACGGTACAGGTACTGCTGGCGACTTCTACAAAGCATCACATGCAGGCTCGTTTAACGCCGGTAATGGTAACTTTACGTACGCCATCGGTGATTGGGTCATCTTTGCAGGCGGTATATGGCAACGTCTTGGCTCAGCCGATGCGGTTAGCATGGTCAACGGCAAGGTGGGCGATGTAGTACTCACTGCGGCTGACGTTGGTGCCCTTCCATCGGACTATACACCACCTGCACAGAGTTGGAATGACCTGAGAGACAAGCCAACGATCCCGTCTATCCCGGCTATTCCGAAGCTTAACTACGCAAATCGCCTTCCAAACCGTGTAGCGAACACCTGGTACCAAAATACCGGTAATTACGACCGCATCGTGCACATTGTTACGAATTATATGGTGGCTACATCGAGTTCTGCTATCCAGATGCGTAAGATCGGTACAACTGCGCCGACATTCAGCACAAAAGGGACTGCAATCGATACTGTGAGCAACAACCAACCCGTTCACGCGATCGTCCCATCCGGTTGGGAATACCGTTTTGTGCCCGGTGGTGCCCGTACACTCACAGAGTGGTTCGAAGGTGACTACTCGTAACACCCGTATCAGAGCCCGTATGCAAAGCCCGATTGAGAACCCGTTTCTTAAATCTGACAAAATTTTGCGTGCGGGTATCTGAACCAAACCGCGCGTTCATATTCCCCCATAGCCCCCGTTCGAAATCGGGAAGTCGGGCCGTTGCCGTGCGAAACGTGATTGCGCTCCGTGTTGGCGATCCGTGTAAGAACCGGCATAAGGGGCGGGGTGGCACCTTGTGTTATCCGTGGCATGGCTATGGCGGTGACTGGCCTTCCTTTCGTTAACGTGTGTTTGTTCGTGTGGGCATCTGTATCTGCAAAGCAGGATGACCGTGTTGCTAACCTGTATCTGTTACCTGCCGGATAGTCAAGCGGCCTCTTATCCTTCGTATAAGGAATAAAACAGCTACCCTGTATCGGTTTCGGCCATGGGACATGGATTAGACTAGAGATAGCTAGATAGAGCATCCAAGGGAATAAGGACCGGTATAAGGAACGGGCTGGATGGATGATGGATAGAAGATGGATGAATGATGGATAAAGGATGGATAGAACTAGGGTAGCATGACCATGGCGGGATAGAGGACCATGGGATAGGATGGATGGGCCATAGGGAAGCTACCGGCCATGAGATACAGGAAGGATGGATAGAAACAGGGATAAACAGGGAGAACCATGGGATAACAGATAGGAATAGACAGAAATAGTATCTGTGAAATCAATGGGTTATAAGAAAAATGCATGGATAGTGAAAATAGGTGTTGCAATGTCTGATAATACCGGTCTATAACTCAATCACACCAGACGGAAGGGCAACGGCCTAGACCACTGGTTCGGCCCTAGAGGTTAGGGCGACGGGTAATGATGCTAAGTGTTGGTAACAGGTAAATCTGACTAGTGCGTAACGCTAGTTGGGAATGGTTCCCTGAAAACGGCACAACTGACTAGCAAGCCTGATACGGGCTGAAACGTCAAGCCATAGATACCGGTCTTTAAGCGCAAGCTGCCTTAGGGTTAGGCCGGATATCACACAAACGCGGGTATACAGTCGGTAGACGAACGGTGCATCGAGTGTCCTAGTCACTGTCCAGCAATGGATATACGGAAACAGCCTAAAACGTCCGCGTGTGTGCATACAGATGCTAAATAGGTATCGTGTATATGGAACGCAACGGTTCTTTCTCAATCGGCCAATACTGGCTTATGGATTGTATTGTTGCCAGTACAGCACGGGCTTATGCTCCAATGTATGCGCACGGTGTGTTATGATGGGTAACGCTATCAGGGATTAGGCGTGTTAACTACATGTCTAGCTGGATCGATACCAGCAAGCGTTATCTTTCTTAACACAACAAATAGGTGACTTATGCACGCTATCACTAGCCGCATTGCGCTTTTCTTCTTCACTCGCCGCATGGCTCAATACAACGCACGAAAGGGCAAGTAACATGAACGCTCACGGTAAGACTGCAACCGCCACCAACAAGGCAACCCCGGCCATCAAGCTGGTTACATCTGTCAAGGATATCAGCAAGCGCACGGACATTGTTGTCGGTACGCTCAAGAGTGCACAGCATGAAGTGCATGTGCTGGCTGTATCTGTGCTCATTCACGTCGCCAAGCATGGCAACATCGACGTCTTGACCGGCTTCCTCGACAAGCTCAAGGAAAACGCACAGGCCATGCGCAACAACTCTCTTGCCATGTGGTTCGAGAAGTATGGTGCCGTGTACTACGAGACCGACAAAGACAAGGGCAAGGGCTGGAAGATCGCCGCCGAGAAGCGCAAGCCGTTCCTCGACGCCACCAAGGACTTGAAGGCACAGCGCGCCATGCTTGACGCTGCAAGCAACAACCCATTCTGGCTGCTCAAAGGACAGGAAGGCGTTGCATACACCGGCATCGACACTGCCAAGGCAATCGCATCGCTTATCAGCCAGCTTGAGCGTGACCAGAAGAAGGCCAAGGAAGCTGGCCTGACCGTGGACCACTCGGCGCTGATCATCGATCTCAAGCGTGTACGGGCTGCGCGTGCACTCGGCCAGAACGAAACGCCAGTGCATGCGCCCGGCTCTGGCGATCCGCTTGACGTACCGGTTCCGCAGTACGCATAATAACGACATAAGGGGTATGGGTGCACCCTAAGCACCCACATTGTTTAGGCTTAGGAGAATAGCCATGGAATTGCTCATTTTCATCCTCATCGCTCTTATGACGGTCATTGGCCTGCTCATTATGATGGCAAGGCTGCATTTGAAGCGCTTTCTTGGCTATCCTAACGCCGTGGACATTGGTGCAACCATCGTGTTCACCATGCTGTTCCATGGCACGTTCGCCGGTATGGTTGTCGTGGGCTTTGCATCGCTTATGCTGTCCCTGTCGTTGTGGGCCTTGCGGTCTAGCATCGGCTGTGAGCGCTTGGCTGTACGGTACGGTCGCATGGGCCGTCCTATTGTCTACTGGAAGACCATACCGGCGTCTGAGTGTGCACCACACTGGCTTGCACGCATCTTTTCCATCAACAACCCGCTCAAGGGAGCACACGCATAATGTTCAAGCTGGCCATTCTCATCGTTGCATTCATCGTCCTCATTACTGAGGGCTTCTGGCCTGCTATGGCCTTCATCGGTCTGTGCATGGTGCTTGCACCTGTCGTGCTGCTCGTTATGGGCGCTGTAGCGTATGCTGGCATGGTCCAGAACGCACGGAATAACAGCAAGGGCTGGTAACATGTTCATGGACTGGTTCTTGTACGGGCTGCTCAAGCTCTCTAAACCGCCTGCCAACAACACCACACGCATCATCACAGATGGGCAACGGTTTGTGGCACAAGTATACAAACGCTACCACAAAGAGTGGCGCACGATATCGCGGCACGGTGCGGATGTGATGTACTCACCGGCCGACTTCAACACTGATCTGTTCTCGTACACCACAGAACATGATGCAGGGCAGATCGTTAATAGATACATTGCACAGTACGGGCCACCACAGGCCGGTGGTACTGTGCGGGAGGTGTGGCGCGATGATGACGCTACGTGAAGCAAGACAACGTGCAGAGACGCACAACTGCTATCTGCGTAAGCGCTGGAACAAGCGGGGTATCGTGGAACACGCTGCATGTCACCAACGATGGAACCGTGACGAGTTCAAGCGCAAGGGCATCTGGCGTGAAGATGTCGAGGACGCTGTGCTAGATTGTGGACGCATCCATGGCTAGCTGGCGCAAACCCTACCCACAGCCGTGGCAACGCAAGCCTAAGCGGGACAAGCAATATGCCGGTGTGGTCCTCAATGGCTACGCCGTGACTGCATCTGCGCGGTACAGGTTGCACACCAAGTTCGGCTCGTTGTATATCTGGCCTCAAGGCTATGGTATGTGGTCCAGACGTATCTGGTTTGATGCCGAAGGCGCTTATGTGTGGATGCAGGGCAAGGTTGTGCGTGTCAAGCTACGGATAGCGGCAGGCCGGTGACCGAACGCCATTACAGAGTGCATTACACGAAAGACCGTGCCTCTGTACTGGTCTATGTGTATATTCTTTACGGTCCGCACGATAAGCATCGTGTATGGGAACAGCCCACGTTGGGCATGGATGGAGTTGACCATGAAATTCTCTGACGCATTCATTGGCACAGCCGTGCTGCTGCTGGTACTGGTGTACGCCACGATCTATGCTGTGCCTGCAAAGGCCGGTGAGCCTACGATCGACACGTATGTCGGTCCTATCCTGACGGTGATCACTTGCCGTCCTGTTATCGACGCATCCAATGGTGTTGATCCCGGATGCAAGATCATCGAGTACACAATGGACAAGCCCATGGAGTTCTGTGAGCTTGTGGCCGAGCGGCTCAACCTGTACCCGACGCAATCGTCCACCATCACCGCAACTTGCGAGTTCCAACACTAGGAGAACACAATGCACGGCCTTGAGACAATCAAGCGCATGAACGCACAGGCACAGACACCGACCAGTCATGGTACGGTAGAGGGCATCATTGAGGCACTGTCCACAGGTGATGTCAAGACCATCGTGTGGTCCCTGTTCGATGAGCAGGGCGACTTCATTCGGCAGTACGTGACAGAGGTTCACGACGACGCCCAGCGCAAGCCAACGATGCTGTTGCGCTTGGCTATCGCAACTGAGGGTATGTACCCTCGCGAAACTGTACCGCATGCAGAACTCGATCTTGTCATCGACCATGCATGCATCGTTAGCTACAAAGCAGAGGACCGTTGATGTTCACCAAAACCAAGACCCTTGACACGATCCTGTCTGCATTCACAAAGCCGTTGGCTGAGTTGGATGCGTTCATCAAGGATCGGCACGATATCGCAGCCCGTGCACGGCGTCATGCTGATGCGCTTGAGGCAGAAGCAGCGAACCAACGTGACGGCGCTGACGCTATGATCGGCGAGGCACAACAGGCCGAAGATGTACGGGATCGCTTGGCCGCCCTCGTGAGCGGCTGACAATGGCAAAACGCCTAGCTATTGACCGCTCCGCCATGCATGGGTGAGCCATGCTGACGCACAAAGAGGCCATATAGGCCAATGTCGCTCCGCCCGGCAGGGTAGTCTGAGTGAGAACTACTCAAGGTACGCTAAGTAGTCTACGTGACCAGCCTACCAGTTACTTAGGTGACACTACGATCCAGCAACACTACATGATGGTATAGTAACGGCTATGCTGCCAACGCCTCAACGGACGTCTGATCAACGGCCGCGGCACCACGGCAGATACGCGGCAGCACTTACGCATCAGTCACTGCTGAGATCAATAGAGCCACCGCTCTAACAACAGCCAACATCAATGGAGATAATCATGGCTAAGGTAAAGTTCACTGGCGTAACCATCAAGCTCGGCGCTGCATTCGATAGCGTCAACGTTAACGACGGTGATCGTGACATCACGTTCGACCGAGCCGAAATGCGCAAGGCTGGTGCACACAAGGCACAAGGCACTCTGCGCCGTGGCGTTGTCGAGGCGTTCAGCGAGGCACAGCGTCGGCGTGAGGCCGAGAAGTCCCGCGACCAGAAGCGCAAGCAGGCACGTCGCACCAAGAGGGCTCGCCATGACGAAGTTGCTGCGGGCTAAGCAACAGTTTCTGTCCGGTCTACGGTACGTCAAAGAGAACAATCCGCATGGGTGGATGGTATCGGAACTACCGGACTACGAGAAGTACGAGATAGGCATAGTAGCGAACGGCAAAGCAGGATTTGCCGTATCGCCTAGTGCTGAGCTTGTCTCTGTATGGTCCTTGGGTGGCGGAATGCTACCGAGGATCGTCAACGCTGCTATTTACT